CGACACCCCGATGGACGGTCGTTTCTTCATCATCCCTCCGTCGTCGCGCAACACCCTGATGGGCCTGGCTCGCTACACCGAGCAAGCCTTCGTGGGTGATGGCAATGCCATCCGTAACGGTGAAATCGGCAACCTGTATGGCATCCCCGTGTTTGTTACCTCCAACGCCGACTTCGGCGCGGGTAACTCGGGCGCTGACCGTATCTGCCTGATGGGCCACCGCGACGCAATGGTGCTGGTTGAGCAGATGGGTGTTCGCTCGCAGACTCAGTACAAGCAGGAATACCTGGCTACTCTCTACACCGCAGACATGATCTACGGCGTGAAGGCCATGCGTACTGCTGCAAGTGTGGGCGCAGCTACCTCGTCCTCGGCTTTTGCTCTGGCTGTCCCGGCCTAATTGAGCACCCCGGCCTTTGGGCCGGGGGTTTCCAACTTAATTAGGAGAACATCATGGCAAATGCAACTTCCGTGACAGTCCGCGCTGGCAATGACCAGTTTCGCGGTCTGTATTCCAACACTTGGCTAGTACGCGCAACGCTGGACGCTGATGATCTGGCAGACGGCGCTGGCGACACTGATACCGTCACTATCCCCGGCGTTGCGCTGGGCGATATGGTGCTATCAGCTTCGCTGGCAGTTGACGTGGCGGGTCTTATTGTGACTGCCTACGTTAGTGCAGCCAATACTGTCAGTATTCGTTTCCAAAATGAGACTGGCGGTTCGGTGAACTTGGCGTCCAGCACCCTGCGCTTGGTCGTCGTTCGTTCGCTGGCCTAATAATCAGGGGCTTCGGCCCCTGATTTTTCATCTGGAGTATTTATGCCCGCAACCTTTCGCTGCCTCTCCAGCGGTCAAACCGTCACTTTCACGCTTCAGCACGACATCGACAGCATGAAAGGCCATGCCGGTTACGTCCGAGTAGATGAGGAAGGAAACGAAGAGCCGCTGCAACACGACGCTGTACGTACTGACACCGCATTCAGGGCGCCTACCCCACAAAAACGTCCTGGTAGACCAAGGAAGCATTGAAATGTCTGAGATTGATTTGCGCGAATTCGGCAAGCTGGAAGCCCAGGTTGAGGTACTTCAGACCGAAGTCCATGCTTTACGCGATGACGTCAAAAAGCTTTTAGAGATGGCCAACAAGTCCAAAGGTGGCTTGTGGGCAGGCATGGCCATCGTTTCGGCCCTAAGTAGTCTGGCCGCGTTTGTTTTGGATAGGACACTTCTAAAATGAAAATGAGCAAATCCGACAAGAAGGTCAAGAAGGTCATGGGGGAGTACAAGGCCGGCACGCTGCATTCCGGTAAAGGTGGCCCCGTGGTCAAGTCTCGCAAGCAGGCAATCGCCATCGCGCTATCCGAGGCCGGCAGATCCTTGCCGCAGCGAGGCCAGCGTACTGCTAAAAATAGGGCCAAGAAATGAAAAAGCCAGTCTGGGATCAGAAACGCCCAAAGGGTTTAGGCCCCTCCAAGCCGCTGTCCCCGGCTAAAAAAGCCGCCGCCAAAAAAATGGCCCAAAAGGCCGGGCGGCCCTATCCAAATTTAATCGACAATATGCGAGCCGCGAGGAAGAAATGACCTCTAAGACGCCAGCTTGGCAGCGAAAAGCCGGTCAAAACCCCAAGGGCGGCTTGAACGCCAAAGGCCGTGCGTCCTATAATGCTGCAACAGGTGGGAACCTGAAAGCGCCGGTCAAGTCCGGCGACAACCCAAGACGAGCTTCTTTTCTTGCCAGGATGGGCAATATGCCCGGCCCCGAATACAAGGGTGGCGAACCGACCCGGTTGCTGCTGTCCTTAAAAGCATGGGGCGCGTCATCCAAGGCAGATGCAAAGGCAAAAGCTAAAGCTATCTCCGCAAGGAATAAGGCGAAAAGCAAATGACCTATTTAGAACTCGTCAACTCCATATTGCTCCGGCTGCGCGAGCCAACGGTTTCTACTGTTGCGCTGACCGCGTATTCCCAGCTCATCGGTAAGTTCGTCAATGACGCCAAGCGTCAGATTGAGGATTCCTTTGACTGGAACGCCCTTGGCCAAGAAATTACCATTACTACTGTTTCTGGCACGTACGAATACGCGCTGACCGGCGCTGGCCAGAAATTTCGCGTCACCAGCGAGCCACTAAATACGACTAGCAATGTTGTCATGCAAACGATCTCGGTGGCTGACATGCGTCGTCGTCAAAATTTCACGCCGATCGTTCAGAACATCCCGACGCAATACTGCTTTGAGGGCGTAGACGCCAGCGGCGACGCCAAGGTGCAGCTCTACGGCATCCCAAACGGCGTCTACACATTGAAATTTTTCTTGTGCGTGCCGCAAGCTGACTTGACGGCTGATGGCGATGAGCCGTTAGTGAATTACAAGTTGATCGAGCAAAACGCTTATGCTCGCGCGCTAGTTGAGCGCGGCGAGGATGGCGGCCTGTCGTCGTCGGAAGCCTACAATCTGTACCGCTCGATGCTCTCGGATTACATTGCCTTGGAAGCGACGCGCTTTCCTGAAATGCAGGAGTTCGTCGCAATATGAGCCAGACACTTGAGCGATTTTCGATCTCCGCACCTGGGTTTTACGGATTAAATACCCAGGACTCGCCGCTGGATTTGGCGGCCGGGTTTGCGCTGACCGCTCAAAACTGCATTCTGGACAAGTACGGCCGCATGGGCGCACGCAAGGGTTGGACTAAGGTCAACACCAGCACTGGCAATCTGGGCGCCAACGATGTGGGCGTCATCCATGAGCTGGTGCAGTCCGACGGCAACGTAACGGTCTTATGCGCTGGCAACAATAAGCTCTTTAAATTAAGCGGTACAAGTCTGACTGAGCTCACCTACGGGGGAGGGGGTACGGCCCCAACGATTAGCGCAAGCAACTGGCAGTGCGCGTCGTTAAGCGGTATTACCTACTTTTTCCAGGCAGGCCATGACCCGCTGATATACGACCCAGCAGTCAGCACCACTACGTATCGGCGCGTTAGTGAAAAGACAGGCTACGCCGGCACCGTGCCATTAGGCAATATCGTTTTGTCAGCTTACGGTCGTTTGTGGATTGCCGGCACCAATGCCGACAAAGTGACGTTGACGTTTTCTGACTTGCTCTCCGGCCACGTCTACACCGGTGGTACCTCCGGCACATTAAATGTCAACTCCGTCTGGCCGAACGGCGCGGACGAGATTACTGGACTGGCAGCGCACAACGGCTTTTTGTTCATCTTCGGCAAGCGCCAGATTCTGGTGTACCAGGGGGCTACTGCGCCGTCCACCATGTCGCTATACGACACAGTGATTGGCATTGGCTGCCAATGGCGCGACTCGATACAGAGTACGAACACGGACGTCGTTTTCCTGTCCAACAGTGGTGTGCGGTCCATCATGCGGACGATTCAGGAAAAGTCGGCACCGTTTCGTGACCTAAGCAAAAATGTTCGCAACGACTTAATGCAGTTAGTTGCTGGCGAGACACCTGCAAATATTAAAGCTGTTTACTCGGAAGTTGACGCGTTTTACCTTCTTACGTTTCCCACCGCCAATCAAGTGTATGTTTTCGACACACGATCGGTGATGCCAGACGGCGCGTCTCGCGTAACTACTTGGTCGCAGATAGACCCTACCGCTCTATACGCCCGTCGTAATGGCGATTTGTTGATAGGCAAAACGGGCTACATAGGCAAGTACACAGGCTATTTGGACGACACTTCAACCTACCGTATGGCGTATTACACCAACCATGCGGATTTAGGTGATGTGTCGGTGACATCTATTGTTAAACGCATTTCAATCGTAGTTATTGGTGGGTCAAATCAGACTGTCACTATTAAATGGGGGTATGACTTTTCTGAGAACTATCTTTCGGAGAACGAAGACATACCGACGCAAGGTATTTCTGAATACGGCATTGCAGAGTACGGAGCTAATGGTGTGCCAGTCGCTCAATACGCAGGCGGTATTGTTATCCAAACTTTGACTACTCAAGCAACAGGTTCTGGCAAGGTAGTGCAAACAGGATACGAAGCAGAAGTAAACGGGTATGAGTTGTCTATCCAAAAGATTGAGATTTTGGCCAAGCGTGGCCGTATAAGTTAAGGAGCGGCCATGTCCGACTACACAAAATCGACCGACTTTGCCTCGAAAGACGCGCTGCCCTCTGGCAACGCGGGCAAGATCGTCAAAGGCACTGAGATTGACACCGAATTCAATAACATCGCCACAGCGATTGCGACTAAGGCCGATTTGGCTAGTCCGTCGCTAACCGGTAGCCCAACAGCCCCTACGCAGTCAAGCGGCGACAGCTCGACTAAATTGGCAACAACGGCGTTTGTGGCAGCGGCGATTACTACAGGAATTGCAGCAGCTTATCCAGTCGGGTCTATATACATCAACGCCAGCAACAGCACTAATCCTGCGACGTTACTTGGTTTTGGCACATGGACTGCGTTTGGCGCCGGCCGCGTGATGGTTGGGTTTAACGCATCTGATCCGCTGTTTGACACCGCAGAAGAAACTGGCGGCTCAAAAGACGCGGTCGTTGTTAGCCATAGCCACAGCGCGTCTACCAGCATCAGTGATCCTGGCCACCGCCATACACAAATGTATAACAACGGTGGCTCACCCCGCCCTATGGTATCGGGGACAGGCGACGGAGGCTCTGTGTCGGGCAACGTACCGGCGGGCGGAGGAAACGTAGTAAATAACGGCCTATTAACTGATTCATCTAACACTGGAATTAGCGCATCAACTTCAGTAAGCAGCACGGGTTCATCCGGCACAAATGCCAACTTGCAGCCGTACATTACTGTCTATATGTGGAAAAGGACGGCATGAGCGCCGTACTTGAAAATGTTGGTGGCGAGATTACCCATCATTTTTCTGATGGGTTGTATGCCAAAGAAGCGTTTGTGCCAGAAGGCACAGCGATTTTGAAGCATACGCATGACTTTAGTCATCTGTCGATTCTGGCCAAAGGTAAAGTGGCTGTAATGGCAGATGAGAAGGTAGATATTATTGAAGCGCCTGCTTGTATAGAAATAAAGGCAGGCATAACGCACGGCATTAAGGCAATTACTGACTGTGTATGGTTTTGCATCCACGCAACGGACGAGAAAGACCCAGCGAAAGTGGATGATATTTTGATTAAGGGGTACTGACATGCCAATCGGTGGACTTATCAGCGCTGGCGCAAGTTTGCTAGGCGGCTATCTTCAAGGTGAAGCCGCTAAAGACGCGGCCGAAACGTCTGCGGGCGCGCAACTTCAAGCCGCTCGCATAGCGGCGGAAGAGTCTCGCTTTAGACCTGTTGGTATTACGACACGGTTTGGCACTAGTCGATTTACGATGGACCCGAAGACGGGCCGTCTAAGCTCTGCTGGCTACACCATCAGCCCAGAGCTTAAGGCATACCAAGATCGTTTATCGGCTTTGGTGGGTGGAGCGCTTACGCAAGCAGAGCAAGCGCCGCAACTGTACGCGCCGCTAGGCACTGCGGCTACTGGGCTATTTGGCTTAGGACAGCAATACCTGGCGCAATCGCCCGAGCAAGTTGCGCAGCAGTACATGCAGCGGCAAATAGATTTGCTGGCGCCTGGTCGTGAGCGTCAATTGGCTGAGTTGCGCAACCAAGTGTTTCAGACTGGTCGTTCTGGCTTGGCAGTCGGCGCAACAAGCGCGCGTCCGTCCGGCATGGCAGGTCTTGGTGCCACCAACCCAGAACTCGAGGCGTTTTATAACGCAGCGGCACAGCAAGACGCAGCGCTGGCAGCCCAAGCACAAGAGCAAGGCCAACGCCAATTGGCGTTTGGCACGGGTTTGTTTGGCACGGGCGCCAATTTGCTTGGCCAGATGCAAGCCGGCCAGGTTGGCGCGCTGTCGCCGTTTACTAGCTATCTGGGCGGCGTGAGCTCTCTGGAAAGCTTAGGTCTGCAACCGCTGGAGTTAGGCGCCAACTTGGGCGGCCGCAACGTCAATATCGCGGGCGCAAATGCGTTGCTGCAAGGTGGTTTGGGCGCTGCCGCTGCCATGCAGCAAGCAAACGCGTACAGCCCTTGGGGTTCGGCGTTGACGGGTATCGGCAACACTATGCAGCAACAGCAAATGATGAACCGTCTGTTCCCGTCGGCACCTGCGCCGGTTGAAGAGCGCAATATATACCGCAGCAACATTGCGCCTCCAGCGTATGCCTCCCCTATGCCATTTTCGGGCGGCAGTGCTGATGTCGGCAGCGGCTATAACTGGGCATATTAAGGAGTCATCATGGCAAGCGAAATCTTAGGGCTATTTACGACGCCTGACATGTACCGGATGCAGCAGCAAGAAGCGCTGGATAGGCGCGCGCTGCAATTTGCTCAATTGACGCCGTTTCAGCGTGCGGAGATGAGCCTGTACCGTGGCGGCGCTAATCTGGCCAGCGGTATTGGTAGCCTGTTAGGTGTGGAAGACCCGCAGCTAAAACTGATTAGTCAGCGCCAGCAGCTTTCGCAAGGGCTGGATGTAGCCGACCCCAATGCTATTTTGCAGCGCGCCCAGCAAGCCGCCGAAATGGGCGACATGCAGTTTGCAACCGTTTTGGCTGACTATGCGCGCAAGGCGCAGTCGGAGATGGCTTTAGCGCAACAGCGTACGCGCGAAGGTAAAGCCGCAGCTACGCCAAAAGAATTGCAAATCGCACAGGCAAGAGCGCAGCTACTGGATCAGCAAGCGCAGCTTGAGGCTATGCCAGACTCACCAGAAAAAGCGCGTTCGCTTGCGGTAATTAAAAACACGCTCGCGGGGCTGACCGCTACTGCACGTCAAGGTCAGATTCCCGATGCGATTGAGATAGCCCGTGAATTGGCGCTTGAAGCTGGGCCAGAGGGTTCGGAAGCATACACTAAGCGTTACCGCGATGAACTAAAACGCTTATCGACCAAAGAAAAAACTGAAAAAGCCAACATTAAAGAAGTTGGTGTCGCTGTTGGGTCAAATGCACCAGTGTATTTAGACGTAAATAACGACCAGCAGTTTACATATCAGACAGGCGCAGACGGCAAGCAAATGCGCGTCCCTTATGTTGGTGGCGTAGACCGCACTACAGCAAAAACTCAGATTTCTGTTGAGCAAAAAGGAAAAGAAGAGTTTATTAAACAGTTAGGTAAAAACGACGCTAAGACTGTTACCGATGCTATAGATACTCGTAATAGTTCTGTCGCGGCGCTTAATACACTGCAAGAAATGTCGCGGCTTAATGATCAAGGCTTAATTAGTGGATCCTACGCGACGGGCCGAGTTGGGGCGTCTAATTTCTTGAATACGTTGGGTCTTATCGGGGCTAAAGATCAAGTGTCGCTGGCAAGTTCAGAGCAGTTCCAGAAACAAGCCAATGATCTTGTGTTGGCTACGTTGGGTGGACGCTTGGGGGCAGGATTTTCTAACGAAGATCGTAAGTTTATTCAGAGTATTGTTCCCCAACTCGAAAACAGCGCTACTGCACGGCGTGAGCTTATCAACTTCATGATCAAGAAAAACATGCAGATCGTGGATGAGACGACCCGACTGGAAGAATACGCCCGTCAGAATAATGGTTTAGGTGGATTTAAGCCAAAAATACCATTGGCCCCTACCCCAAAAACCGGTGCAGCGGCTATGTCTGATCAACAATTGTTAGACGCGCTGAAAAAAGCCAAACCTAAAGCAAAGGGGAAGTAAATGGCTGATCCAACCTACGAAGAGATGCTTAACGAGGCGCGTAGCCGAGGACTTGTTACATCTAGCGAATCGGTTATGTTCGAAGAACAGCCTGGTCGCGGTGAGTTTTCCAAGTTTGCCGAATCGACGCTAAAAGGCATTCCCAAAGGTGTTGTTGATCTGTTTGGTGGATGGGGTAATCTTTACGATTACCTGTCTAAAAGTAAAACGCCCAGTATGTTTTCGTCCGCTGGGATCGCCAAAGAAATACGCGATCTGACTGGCTTAGACATATTGTCCATTCCTGGCTATCGGGGGGCGTACGAATTTTCCTCGGCCGGCGCTCCACAAGCTGTGTTAACTGCGGCTGGCTTTCCAGGTCTTTTTAGTCGTACACCGCTCGGCGTAGCCGGCGAATTTGGTGTGGCAGGCGCCACTGGTCTAGCCGGCCAGCAAATTGCACCGGAAAGCCCCTTGGCACAGTTAGCTATTGGACTGTCGCCTTATGTTGCCAAAGGTGCCGTAGGGCTAACCCGTGAACGCATTACCCGCCCCGAAGGTATGTTCCCAATTGCGTCGGAACTACAAGATATGCTGCGCGTCGCGCCGATGACGCCCGGCCAAGCTGGTCTTAGCCGGCAACAGTTGGCTACCGAGGCGCGCGTCGCTGCCCGTCCAGAATCAGGCGCAGCACCACAACAGTTTGCTCAAAAACAAGCGCAAAGCGTTGAGTCTTTCCTAACAAACCTGTTCGATCGCGCTTCTAGCCAGGCTATGTCCGCGCCAGCAGCCACC